ATTATTTGTCCCAATTCTTTGCTGCATTAAAGTTTGCTTGACTAAATTCTAAACGGTCAACCAATTTAACTGCATTACCTTTTAATCTATCTACCGCAACAAAACCTTCTGGTGCAGTAATTCTAAAACCATCATCTGTTTTTACAAATGTGCCAATTGATTTGACTGTTTCTAACTTACGAACAATCATCAGTTTTGCATCTACTAATAGATTCTGTAAATCAAAGATGGATCGTAATTGTGCTGCATTTTGACGGAAGAATCGCATGAGTTCTGTTTTAGCAGCAATTCGTTTTCTCTTTGTTTCTTCTTTCTTTACATCAGCAATATCCTTATTTAGCTTTGCTTCAACCCAGCGAATCAATTCTAATGTGTGCTGATTTGTATTACTAATCTTTTTACCTTCACGCACTTTAGCATTGTTGAAGGTTTTAATATAAGTTTTAATTACTTCATTTGAAGAAATGCGATTTAATACCATAGAGTTGATATTTTGAAATGTGCGACCTGCTAAAGAAAGAATTGTGGTAAGTTGTTTTGTTTCTTCGTCTGTGAATGTAGCAGAACCAGAAGTGTCTACAAATGAAGCATCACGGAACCAAACATCTTTGGTGTTCGTAAGACCTCCAAGGTCAACATTAAAAGAAGCCTTCATATCTTGCATCTTTTTACCTGTGTATGATGTATGAAACACCACACCAATTTGTGCATCTAGCATTGAACGAGCCAATTTTATATCAGAAGGCACCGCATAAACAATCGTGTTTGGTTGAAATGTTATGTATGATTCACCACCAATAACTTGCTTCTTAATATCACCTTTTGTAAACATCATATCACCTTGCAAGACACCTTTGATGCCAAGTTTTGGCAGATAACGCAAGGCTACTTTGAGTTTTTGATTAAGGCCTTCTGTTGGATGATTATTGTCAATATCTTCATCTGTATAGTTTAATTTTGGATTGACATTGAATACACCTTTGGTGCCAACAAAGAATTTACCATTCTCAGGATTAACACCAGCAAAAATAGCAGGTGCGCCATCCCATTTGGTCGTAACATTTACTTTTGATTCGGCATTACCTGCCAACATATTGCGAAGTGATTGTAGAAAGTTGATGGCAGACCTGGCACCGGAAACACCAAAGTTTAGAACTTCATCCTCAATATGCTCGAGGTGAACATTCTTACCTTCTTTACCTTCTGTTAAGTATTCTGTGAAATTCATTAGCTATACTTTATAAAAATACTACTGTTTTTTGTAGCAGATGAAGCATATTCAAAAATGTATTTACAAAAATCATCTTCTTTTTTAGATTGCAATACCGCATATACTAAACTAATTCCAAGATATTTGGACATCCACCAAGTTTTATCTTTTCTATGACCAGCTTTTGCCTGCATTATTAAACTATCTAAACTATCTTTAGATTTTGACAAGTATTTGAACATTGTAGCAAATTCTTTAAAATCAAAATCTTTTGGGTTTTCAATTGGTACTTGATTTGGTTGTGTCAATTTGGTTCTAGGAACTCCAGACTCTATAGCACCAGACATTATAATTCCTCCACCAATTTTTCCGCCGGCGGCACTTTTACCTTTAATTTCTCCTTGCCAAGAAGATGGTTGTGGTCTACTAGAAAAATTACGAAACTGAATTTCGCCATCAACACCTTCTGATTTGTATTGTATATAAATGTCTTTTGAATCAAACATATTTGCGCCGAGTTTTATTCCTCTAAACTGTGCTATGAGTGGTTTACCATTATTAAAAATTTTAGAATGTGCTTCAGTTGCTTTAGGATCTAACTTTTTTAAAGAAATACCAATCAAATTAGTTTTTGCAAACTCATCATAAATGTAACGGTTATAATCTCTAAGTGTTGGCCATTCTTCTTTCAATCTAAAATCTTTTTTGGCCATCCAAATATCAGCAGGATTCCATTTATCATCACCAGTAATGCCACTATCTTTTTTAAATTTTCTCCATTGATTGTAAATAGAATCTACAAATCGGCCGCCACGATAAAATTTAAATCTTTTTCCTGTCTTAGCGCCAGGCACTTCTTCGAAAATTTTATTTGCTGTTTTTATAATGCTAAGAAACCATTTTTCATCAAGACCTTTCATACATTGTTTTAATGTTCTATCGCAATCAGCATCAGCGATTGTTCTTTCTGTAACCTGAGATATATCACCAAGAGGTTTACCATAATGTTGTCTAGTTGCACAAGCATATGCTTGCATAGATTCTGCTAATGCAGTTACTTCTGCACCAGCCCCAGATTGACTTGAATTATCAGTATTGACTTTAGTAGGAATTTTCATATTCATGTATTTATCCTACCACGACTATCTGATAATGTCAATCTCCTTATCACCAGTCCAAACTTCTATCTCTGTTCTCAGTCGATTTTCTGTATGAAGTGTTGTAAATCTACTACAAGCCTTCTTTTTCCACCATTCTATGATATTCTCCATGTGAAATTTGTCATAGTTCTCCTTGTCTGGTACAAGTTTATCTGTCTTTCCAAGCACCACATCTTTGAAGTTGGAATAACCATAGTTTGAATAGTAGTATCGTTTTCTTTCGGTCAGACCTTTGGCTTTCTGTATAGTGTTCACAAATGTATCATAATCACTCTTATGATTCTTTAATGCGGCCTTAGTCATAGCAATAATCGTTGTACTGATCTTTAACTTGCGGCTAGAAGCATCAGCAGGAACAAACTCACCAACAATTCCTTCAACATAATCTTTCAAATCTTCATATGGTTTGCCATGCATCATTGGCAAAAAATCAGATTCAGTTACACCACCAAATCTTAAATAAGGTTTCATTCCATCATATTGTGACACAGCTTTTGTAGTGCCATATAAACTTGTGGTTTCAAACAGACAAGTATTCATTTTGTATTTTTTATTCAATATTTCACGGACTTCATGCGAACAACAGATACCTGCAAGTAACTTTCCGCCAAGATAATTGAAACCAAAAGGTTGAGCTGGCACAATTACAAACCCCATTGCAGCTGCCCGATTGAAAGCCTTTGTTGTTTCTAATTCATTTGTCATTACACAACCAAGAAGTTCATTTCTTGGCTTCATCATAATTGTTGGAGAACCAAGACGAATAAAACCAACCCATTTCTGAGTTTTCTTTTCCATTACAGCCAAACGAACATTACGACCAGGTGATGATAGATTATTGTGTGAAGATATAATATCCAAATATAATTGCCATCTAGCCGATTCTAATTCCACAATCTCAAAATCCATATCTTGTGGATTCATTGTGAAATCAGAAAATAAATCTTCTTCTGGTCCATAACCAGGCAGAGCAAATGGCATTTCTGCGAGAGAGTTTAATTTCTGCTCTCGCATATACTCATCTATTCGGTTAAAATCACCAAAATAGTTTTCAAAGACCTTAGCACAATGTAAGGCCTGTTCATAATTTAAACTCATACTTTTAAACCGCCAAAGTTACGATTAAATTTACCTTCACGATTACCAAATGTATTAATTGGGCCTGGATCTTCATTTTGACCAGAATCAGTAATGCCTTGCTGAGCGGTTTCTTCTACATCGTATAATCTCATTTTTGACCTATCAACACCAACTACGAATCGCTTGAAGGCATTTGGATCAGAATAACGATTCTTCAATTGCTTGACAAGTATTTGATTTAGGCTTTCTAGTTCTTCATTTGTAATTAAAGCAAACATAAAGTCGGCAGTTGCAGGCAGACCAAATGATTCACTTGTATCCTCCAAACCAGGATCAGAATTGGTGAAACCACTTCTTGTTGTTTGGGTTGCAGAAACAATTGGTAGATTATTTTCTACAGCAAGACCACGAAGTTCTTCAGCAATTGATTTGATATATGTGTAACTGTTTACATTACCGCCAGGTTTGATTCGAGCAGAAGCACAGATGTTTAGATAATCAATAAAGATAATATCTGGTTTAAAACTCTTTTTCAAAGCCAATTCATTCAATAAGGCCCGGAAGTGTAATGATGAAGCACTAGCGGTAGGATACTCTTTGATAATTAATTTGCCGTGCGTTTTAACTTTAAGTGCTTCAAACTTACGTTCATAATCATTTTTACTCATCGTGTGTAGTTCATTGAAATCAACATTGAGCAAGTTTGCATCAATTCTCTCTGCAATCTTTTCTTCTGCCATTTCTAATGTAATGTACAAAACATTATGGCCTTGGGATAAACAAGAACCAGCCATGTGACACATAAACAAGGATTTACCAACACCAGTACCAGCAAGTGCAATGTTGAGTGTTTTAACTGGTAAACCGCCCTTTGTGATCTTATTGAAAATATCCAAATCGAAACGAACACGGCTTTCTACACGATGATAGAAATCATATCGGTCATCAAAGTCTTGCATATAATCGTGGCCAACATTACTATCAAAAGAAACACCAAGAGCATCACTCAATAACTTTGGTATTTCTCCTTTTGATTTCTTAGATTGTTTGTCATCAAGGATATGAACAGATTCCATGATGGCATTGTAGATAGCTTTATCTTGGCAAAACTTTTCTGTTTGCTCAGTAATCCATGCCAGTTCTACTGTTTCATCTTTGGTTTCTTTGATTGTATTGAGGAGTTCAATCGCCAACTTAACTTGTGGTTCAGTTAGCGATTTACTTTCGGTGAGATTAATTACAAGTGCTTCATGTGATGGAAGGTTTTTGTATTTGTTGGTAAATTCAAAAACTTCTTTAAAAACAATTCGTTCAGCATCATCACTAAAATAATCAGAACGAATAAAGGGAATTACTTTACGGGTAAATGCCTCATTGTAAATTAAATTCTTTAGAATCGTCTGTTCCAGCCTCGTCATCTATATCTTTCTCTTTTGTAATCACATTATTATCAAAAACTGACACGATTATGTCACCCATCATTGTATCAAATTTTTTATTTGATTTCAAGTCTTTAATATCAAATTTACCTGGATCATCAACATAATAGTCAAATTTTATTCTAGGAGGTTCTTCATCCACAACTTCTACTTTGCCATAATGATAAACAACTCCTTCAAATTTACCTTTTAAAATGCGAATAGAAGTTACTTTTTCAGCGCCATCATTATCAATGAACTCATAATCTATACTTTCTTTTGGCCATTCTTTTTCTTTTTTAAGCGACAACTTCATTATTTTCTTCCTGCATAATAGAACCAAAAGCAATTGAATATCGTTGCTTAATGTATTCTTTAAATTTTTTATCACTTAAAATATCTTTCCAAAATTCTTTGGCATTCGTATCGCTTTCACGCAACTTGGCACCAATTTCACCAGTTTTTTGGTCAACTTTTGCATACCAACCAGGTGATGGCTTCTGAACAAAACCTCCATCTAAAGCAATTTCTAAAAGACCAGAATATTTCTGAATACCGCCATCAAATGAAACGGTAATAGGAATTTTAGATTTCTCACGAACATAACGAGATTTCTCCACATTGATGATGAAGTTATAACCAGTAACTTCGCCAGCATTTTTATCTTGTTGACGACCAAGAATCCAAATCGTATCAGCTGAGTAATAAGAACCTGTGCCGCCGCCAACAATATCTTTAGGAAACATACCAATCTCTTTGTATGTGTGATTAACAACGATCATTGGCACATCTTTGATTGTGAGATGTGGTGTAATCATACGAAACAATGATTTGATTTGTTTAGCACGGGTCATGTCTGCAACAGATTTACCTTCAAGCGAATCTTCAACTTCTTTGCGTGATGCCAAATTACCAATTGAATCAATGACAATAATCACTTTGTCATCTTTGTCGAGGCCTTGTAACTGATTCATAATGTCATGTTTCAGTTCTTCAATATCGGTGATTGGTGTATGTAATACTTTATTCATATCGATATTGAATGTTTCAAAGTATTTTTGTGGAGTGCCAAACTCTGAATCATAAAACAAAACAACCGCATCTTTATATTTCTTTTGATAAGAAGATGCCATCAAAAGAGCAAATGCTGTTTTAAAGTGTTTAGATGGGCCTGCCAGCATTGTAAGACCTGGTGTAAGGCCGCCATCTAATTGACCTGATAATGCCACATTGACCATTGGCACATCAGTTGGTATCATATCCTTTTCATTAAAGAATTTGGATTTAGCAAGAATAGACGAATCTTTAATCGTTGTATTCTTTTTCAATTTATCTAATAAACTCATGTTAAAATGAACCTCCGTCAAGTCGTGTAATTTTTTCTTTAGGTATAATTTCGTTTGAAGTTGTATCTAAGTATGGCTTAAATGGTACATCATCATCAGGCTGTTTGTCAAGCTTTTCTTCTCTTTTAAAGGTAAACTTTGGCCAATTTATTTGTTTTTCGTGTGGTTTTAATTTGCGGTATGTTTGTTGGGCAGCAATCAACAATAAAACGGCAAGTGGATCAAATACAAAAATAATTGTAAT